CGATATTCGGATATGTCACAATGTCGTAATTGCGGAGAGGTATAATCGTGTTTATCATAATCGTCATCAGTCCGTATTGAGCATCTGGTCCTCGGCGTCTACGCTGAGAACGTCATCGGCCCAGGTCACCTTGCCCGTTCTGGCCCGCACACAGTTCACAGCGGCGGAATACGCCTCGCCCGGAACGACGGCTTTCAGATAGCAGAGGCGCGACTCCCAGATGAAGTTCACAATGTCCAGGTCATACGCGCCGTCACCGTTGGCGATGGTGATGGTGTCCCATGTCTGGCGCTGGGTGCCTTCATAGAACATCGTCAATTCCAGCGTGATTTCCGGAATGGAGTCCTTGAGAAGTCGGGGCTCGATTTCAAAGCCTCCGCTATCGACAATGGTATAGGGCGGCGGGTATTGCTGGTCACAGAACCGCCGCCAGTAGAACGCCATCACCGCGATCGTCGTATCGCTCGGATTGTTGCCGGCGATGGCGTGGAGGTAGAGTTTCGCGGCGGCGGGGTCGTAGTAATAACTACCGGCCGTAATCTTGCAGGTCGCCACGCTCCCGACCGACTGGTCATCAGTCGTCAGGAACGTCGTGTTGCTGGCCTCATGCACCTCGGCCGGAGCCGTCAGACACGCGAGCGTCGAGTAAGTGCTGGAGCCTTCGGACGACCACGAGGCAGTATCAATACGCTGACCGACCTCAATCTCGAAGATGAACGCCAGTTTCGAGTCCGGCTTCGCTATCTCCAGCGGGACCGTCATCTCATCTCCTCCAATTTCATTGACGCCGCTTCGACCTGATAGTCGTCGGCATTGTAGGAGAAACTCATTGCCCCGGCATACTGGACGTAGAACGTCATCACGGACGGATAGGTGGAATCCTCGCAGAAGAACCACGGGACGCTGGTGCCGACCACCTTCAGAATGCCAAGAAGCGTCGATTTGTCCGACGCGATGTTCGGCAGGTCATACTGCCACGTTCGATAGCGCGTCAACTGGAACGATGTTTTCTGGCCCCCGATGGAAGTCTCGACGACCGACGGGTCCTCGTAGGACGATTTCCGTGACTTGTAGGTGCGGGTCAGTCCGGTGTACGGGCCGAGGAAGATTCGCCCGACGGAGAGATAGCCCGCCGTGTTTCCGGTATCAGCGATCGTCAGCCGCCACCATTGGTAGGTCTGCGTCGAGGCGGGGAAATAGCAGAACGTCGTGTACGGCCCGTCGCCCGCCACGGCCCACGTGAGCGCCTGATTGTAGGACGGGGCACCCCATGAGTCTGTGGCATTGCCCTGAAGCGTGACAGTCGCGCCGGCCGTGAGGTTGTGGTCGTGGAGGACGAGCGCTTGGATGGCTTTCGCCGAGCCGAGATTGACTTTAATCCACTCGCTCGTGATTCCGGTCGAGCGCCATACCCGCGTCGGCCACCGCTGTTGTGTATTCGTGCCGGAATAGCCGGAGGCTTCGGAACTGTCGGTCAGCGTCCCGCCGTCCCAGAGGTTGTTGTAGAGGATTCTACTGGACATCAGATGCCTCCAAGCGCATTGCGCGGGACGGTGAACAACCGTCGATTAAGCCCGTCCTGGATGAGCGGCATGAGTTGCGTTCTAAAGACACGCAGGACGCTGGCTCCGTCCATCGCCGTGACGTTGAGGTTGATGGTCATGTTGCCGCCGCCTCCGCCGCCACCGAACCCGCCCGGCGTGATGGAGACGCCCTCCGGTCCCGCCTCGCCGGCGAGGAACAGCGTCGGCTGGCTCACGATGCCCTGCCAACCCTGCTGGCCCATCAGTAGTTCAGCCCCCGCAATGCTCCCCGCCGACGCACCCGCACTCCCTAGGCCAACTGCGGCTTTAAAAGCCCCGGATAAGGCGGTCCCGATGCCGGGGATAAGGTTCAATGCGGCAGCGAGGATATTAAAGAATAGTAATTTCGCAATCATCTGGCCGATGATTTCCAGGAAGAACTTCAAGATGGACTTCCAGATATCCTCGAAGAACGTCTTGAACGTGATGGTCCCCGATGCCCATTGGTCAAGTAGGTTGCCCCAGTCGCGTCCGAGCGTCGCGGTCGCTTGGATGAGGATTTGGTTGATTTCCTGAAACATTTTGTTGTGTGCCTTTGGGAGTTTCGACACTTTATCCGCTATCTTGTCTAGAGCATCATCGACGGCCTGAAACTCCGGGGCACATTCGCCCCACCCGTCTTTGACTGCCCCGGCGATATCGTACATATCGCCGATGATGTCATTCGTCGTTTTCTCAAAAGAACGCGCCGGAAGTTCCGAGGCCAGCGTGATGTCGTGGAATTGGTTGGTGATAATGTTCGTCCCGGCCTGAACGTAATGCCCGAACTTATCCAACTCCAAGTCGGTAGAGAGCAGTTCTGAGCCGAGTTTTTTTATCTCATCGCCAAGTTTCGAGATAATGCCCGGTGCCTTGCCACCGGTCGCGATGTAATCGGCTAATGCCTTTTCTGCTAATTTGATTTTATCTGTTATCTCCGTTTCTGTTTTGAGGCCCAGGTCTTTGAATTCCTTGGCGAGGTCGGCGGCAATATCCCGCACCTTGATGAACGGCTCTTCAATCGCGACGACCCGTCCCTCGAGGTCCATCCAGTAAATCGCGTTCCGGTCTAACTGCTGGCCCATTGCAGGGAGGTCAACGTGGTAAAGTTGCTCGAACGTCGGGTGCATGGCCGCAAAATCACGATTCGCCTCCTGCTGTTCTTTCAACGCCCACGCCAGGGCGATGCCATATTTATCCAACAGCACCTGCCCGACGGCGTGAATAGCCTCTGTCAAAATACCAAGAGGGCCGATGGTCTTATCCGTGGCCGCGGCGAAGGCATCCATCAAGTCCTTCATCAGCCCGAGGACCGTCTTGAATTCCGTAGATTTCAGAACCACATCGCCCATCTGGGCACCGAAGAGTTCTGTGGTGTTCTGGAGTTGCTTGAGTTGACCGCCGAACGTATCGGCATAGGCTTGCGCGGCTTTATAAGCATCGCCGATGGCCTTCATGAAAATAGCGTGTTTTTCTGATTCGCTCCCGGCGTTTTTGAGGGCCGGGATAAGCATCTGCAACCGCCCATAGACGCCTTCCATTCCGCTGGCGACTTGACGGGTGCGGGTATCCAAATCACCGCCGAATACGAATGCTAAACCCTCGGCTCCCTGAATAACCTGCTTGATGCCATCCTCATCAAGAGTCGTCATCTGTAGCGCGAGGGCCTCGGCAGAAAGAGTTTGTTGCTTGGAATAGGTCGTAACCTTCGATTCCGCATCAGCGAGATTCTGATAGAACCCGATCTCCTGACTCGCTTGCCGGCCCGTAATTTCGAGTGCGGCGGCCAGTTTGCTATTCGCTTCCTCATAGGCAAGGGCCGATTTGATACAGTCCTCAATGATAGCCTTGCCCTCGGAGATGGCTTTGTGGAACAGGTTGACGGCGAGCATACCGATTGTGAATCCGGCGGCCATCTGCCCGATGGCCCCTTTAAGGTTCGTGGCCGCAGTCTGTCCCAGCGTCGCGGATTGCGCCACGTTATTGATGGCGTCCTTGGCCGGTGCAAGCCCGGTCTGTATTTGCGCTCCCGCGTTAGTGGCTTGGCTAGATAGTTGTTGAAGGAGCGCGGCGACCTGCGTCAGCGCGGACGTCAACTCATCCATCTTCGCGCCGATTTGAACGTAGAGCGTACCAGCGTCGGCCATCTTAGTTCTCCATCATCTCACCGGGTTTCTTCTTCAGCAGGTCCTCCACGGCTTGCGGCCCCGCCGCCTCCCCGAACAGTTCCGGCCACCGCTCCCGCTTCTGTTTCGCGCTCATGTCGTTTATCGCGTTCATCTCGTCAATGAACTTATCGGCCTCTGCTTGAGTCGTCGGCTCCGCGACTGCGGGCCGATGCTTTGTCGATTTCAACGGTTGTAGCATCTTGTCGAGGTCAATTTTCTGTCCCGTCAGAGCCGACAGGAGACAAGCAGTCCGCTCCCACGCTTGCCGTTCGCGCAGGCGGTATCCGTCTGCCATCGCGTCAAGTTCCATCGGCGTCATCACCCAGAACTCAAACGGCGAGAGCGCCAACGCGCCGAGGGCGAGAGCGAAAGCCTGCGTCAACAAGTCTGGCGTCTCGGCAGGCTCCCCGCCCTCGGTCAGTTTTTTAGCGGCTCCTTGACGGCCGGAAATGCCGCCGTCAACGCTTCCGTCACCTTTGAGGCGAGGTAGAGGATGTCCTCTCCGCCAACGAGGTCCTCGGCCTTCTCCTGCGTCATGGACTTGTCCTCGTGGAGCAGTCCGGTCCATAGAAGAATCGTCAAATCGGCAAGGTTCAGTTTGCCCTTGAGCCGCTCGCCGATGTCAACGATAGGGGTGCCGAATTCCTTTTCCAGTCTCGCCAGCGCTCGGAAATCATAGCGCAGAGTGTGGCTCTCGCCGCCCAGTTCGATTGGGATGGCTTGAACAGGCATGAAGCCTCCTTCTATGTGAAAATTATGAATGAGCCGCCGCAAGCACTCCCGTGCCCTGGAACGTCGCTTTGTGGGTCATCTCGGCGTCATACGGACCTTTCCAGGTCAGATCCGTGAGGACTGCCGAGCCGGTGTAGGTGTTTCCGTCCGGTGTCGTGAAGATAATCGCGAGCGGGGTCACCGCCGACGCTGACGACATCGTTTGCATCCAGTAGGCCCAGAGCAGTTTCTTTGCCGTGTCGCTGTAGATGTACAGCCCGTCGGTCTCGACCTTCCAATCGCGCCGGCCAAGCAGGAACGAGGCCCAGCCGATGTCGTCCGCCGAGGACACATCCACGGCCTTGCCCGCAAGCGTCAGCGTGACGGTCTTGGCGCCCGCCACGACGTAGGTTCCAATTTTGACTGTGCAGAAAAGCCCAGTAACAGCACCTGTAGTCATAAGTTCCTCCTGTGAACTTTCGTTGTTAAGTTGCTCAAGTTGTCGGCTCCAGATGGAACCGGTATCGGATGATTCCGTGCCGGACGACGTGCGTCGGCGCGGAGGCATCAATCAGAATATCGAACAAATCTATCAACACGAGCGGCACGTTGTAGCCCGTGACCGTGAGCGGCGTTCCGCTCACCGCCTGGCTCACGGCACTCATCATCTCGGCGCACTCTTTGTTTCCGGCATAGTCGGAAAAAATGTCGATGGTGACAATGTGGTTCTCCGAGAATCGGTCCTGCGCCGAAAAGTTTGTCGAGCGCACGCCGTATGGCCCGGAGATGTGGACGAACGGGAACGCCACCGTCTCCGGCACCTCATCATATATCCGGTAGGCAGAGGTCACGCTGTCCGTCGTCAGCCGCGCGTAGAGAGCGGATAGCAGATCATAAAATCCAATGTTCCATTGCATCGTATATGTCACGGAGTTGCCTCATGCCTTATGTCTTACGCATATTGATTGATGACCTTTTCGAGCCCGTGCTTTTGCAGGAAATATGACGGCACCCCGGCCCGTCTATATCCCTCGTATTCGTATGTCGGCTCGGAACGCTGATGAACGGCCCGCACATCGACGCAGACAGCCGCCTTCCATCCGGCCTCTTTGAGCCGGAGAAAGAAGTCCATGTGTTCCCACTCAACGAGGATTTTATCATCCCACCGCACGCTGTCAAATACCTGACGTTTGGCGAGGAAGAAGTTCGGCGCCTGGTCGGCGTACTTGAACAGCACCCCGCCGGTCTCGGAGACCGCCCCGCCAGCGCTGACGCGGAGCAGGAGCGCGCCGTTGCGCTCGAACCGCAGACCATTCGCATAGGTCTTGCCGCCGTAGAGTTCGAGGCTGTTCTCAAGCCCGAGCAACGCGGCGACGACGCCGAGTTTCGAGTCGGAGTCCAGCACCTCTTTCATCTTCAGCAACCCGTCGCCCGGAGGGATGAGAATGTCATCGTCCATCATCAGCACATAGTCCTCGGTGATGGCTTTGACCATCGCGTTCCGGCCGGCAGAGATGCCGGAGTTGAACGGGAGCCGGATGACGGCGTGGCCCTGCTCCATGAGTTTCGCGTAGCGGTACGCTTTCGCGTCGCTCGGCGTCGGCCCGTCGTCGGCGATATAGATTTTATACGGCAACGGGCAATTCTTTTCGATTGTGTCGAGCGCCCGCATCAGCACCGGCTCGCGCATGAACGTCTTGATAGCGATGGCGATTTTCCCGGCCCATGCGTTCGGCTCCACGGACTTCTGCGACTCCTTCATCAGCGCGGCGTTGTTCAGGATTCGCCCGCGAATGCTGGAGGACGAGATGCCCCGCGTGTACGGGAAGAACACGACCTTGCCGCCGAACGTCTCGACGAACTCCGCGCCGGGACAGGCGTCCCAGTCGTCGCCGTGAACCAGATAGTCGGGATGGATGTCGAGTTTCTGGAAGTCCTGTATCGGGTTCTTGTCGTTCTGCGTGATGACCTCATCCACGAGGTCGAGCGAGGCGACGATTTCCTTCCGCTCGGCGAACGGGATGATAGGTTTCGCCTTGTAGCGGGCCGCCGCTTCATCGGTTAGCACTCCGACGACGACTCGCCCAAGACGACGGCAGTTGCGGAGGATGTTGAGATGCCCGGCGTGGAACAAGTCCCACACGCCGCCGACGAACACCGTCCGGTTATCCTTGAGGAAGTTCTTGTCGATGGCCTCGCAGTCGAGCCAATACTTGTATTCGCGGTCCGGCGTCCGCCAGTCTTTTCCGTAGCGCTCGGCGAGATACTTCTCCGTCGGTGCCGGCAGATAGACTTCCATCCCACGATAAGTGACCGGCTCCAGTTCTTTGAACAACTCGGCGGAGAACACATGAGGCAGGAAGTCGCGGTTCTCTTTGCCCGCCTGCTCGGGCCCCCAAGCGCCGTGCCACCACATATCGCCGCGCACGCCGAAGAAGAACAAATCGAACTTGATTCTATCGCCGCCCGCGTTCTTCCAGAACGACACCTCCAGCACGCGCGGCCCGCGCCGCCAGTCTTTATAATGCTCGAATCCGGCGGCGATAAAGTCTTTCTTCAGCGCATCCCATGATTTGCTGTTCTCCGGCGCGATGCCGATATCAATGTCCGGGTCCCACGGCATGAGTTTCCGGTCGCGGAACACGCCGAGACAGGTCCCGGCCTCCAGCCACCACTTGACGCCGTGGCGGTTGAGGATTTCGATGGCCGTCGCCAGGATAGGGTCTTTCGGGTCAATCTCCACGCGCTCCTCCATGTCGAAGAATGAAATCGGGTTCGTCGCGTTCCAGTCGTTCCACGACTGCCAGACGCCCCACTTCTGCCCGAACAGCCGCCACCCTTTCGGGCGGTTCCGATAATGGTCGTACTCTTTGCGGTCAGCGTCTTTTCCGTGGTCGTGCGTTGCCGTGACCTCGGGCACATAGGCGACCCGCCATTTCGTGCGCGTCTTGAGCGACCAGAAGAAGTCGCAATGCTCCAGCGCGGTCTTGAACTGCGCGTCCCATGGATTCGACTCCCACGCTTCGCGCCGCATCAGGAACACATTGAGAATGAGGTCGCACTTGCAGAACCTGATTGACGGCTTCCCGGTCGCTCCGGCCGCGAGCCACTCCGGACGAATGAGTTTGGTGACATAGAAATTATCGTCCTGAATCTTCATCATCGCTTCGTAGTGGCGCTCGCCGACTCCCGGCTGAAGGAGATGACCGCCAGCGAGCCCGATGGTTGGCTCTGCGTCCAGCACCTGACGGAGTTTCTCGATGACGGTCTCCTCCGTGAAGAGGATGTCGTCCTCGCATACGAAGATGTATCGGAACTGCGCCGGTATCTGCTCCAGCGTCGCGTTCCGCACGCCGCCCACCCCGAGGTCAAACGGATGGCGGACGAGCGTCGAGCACGTTCGTTTGCAGAACGGCCGGAGCGCCGCCTGCTGGTCCGCGTGCCCGTTGTGCCCGATGAAGATGTCGATGTCCGGGTAGAACCGACGGATGGACTCGACGCACCGCTGGGTGAGATCGTCCCGGAGGAAGGCGGTCACGAGGATGCAGGTGTCGCTCATATCTGCTTCACCATGACGCCGATGCCGAGATTCGGGATGGTCATCTTCCACGGGTCGGACCAGCACGAGAACTTGATGAACGTCGCGTCGGATTTATCCTCATACTCGCGGCGCAGGTATTCCCAGAATTGCATCGCCCCCGGCTCCTTCTTGTTGTCAAC